AACGCAAGTTGACACGCTTATTGCGTTACACCAACCTATGTCAACAATAGTTGCATTTGATGGTTACAATACTAACGACTTGACAACACTTGTTGACTTGGGTACTTACGATTGCCGTTCGGTATCGGTTACAATCGGGCAGGATGGCGCAAACTTGGGTTATAATTTAACCGAAGCGTGTGGGTTTTCGATGACTGACTTGGGCGCAGTTCTTGGTGCAGTTTCGTTTTCAGCAGTGAACGAAAGTATTGCGTGGGTGTCAAAGTTTAATATGACAAACGGGGTTGAATTATCTTACCCTGCGTTCTTAAATACGAACGTTGTCGATATGGTTGCAGACGCTAACCTATTAAACCAACTTAATAACTATCGTTATTTATTCCTACGTCAATTCGTAGGGGTTGCAGGTACATTTGTAAACGACAACCATTGTGCAATTAGCGAAGCGAACGATTACGCTTATATGAACGACAACCGAGTTATTGATAAATGCCACCGACTACTTTACGCAGGTGTGTTGCCGTTCTTAAATGGCACTATTAAACTGGAAGCGGACGGGACACTATCATTGTCAACGTGTGGTTATGTTCAAGGGTTAGCGTCAACGTCACTTGATGCAATGATACGTGCTAACGAAATTAGCAACTATCAAATACTTATCGACCCTGCTCAAAACATACTTGCTACTTCAACGCTTGTTGTAACGGCAAATATCCAACCAACTGGGGTTGCTCGACACATCACAATTAATTTAGGATTTGTAACTTCAATTTAAAAAATGGCAACACCACTTATAAACGGGGTCAACTATTCTTGGGCAAACATCACACTATCATTGTTTGGTGTACCCGTAAAAGGAATTACAAAGATTGACTACAACCGCAAACAAACAAAAGAGAATAACTACGGAGCAGGTGCAGAACCGATTTCACGTGGTTATGGCAATATCGAATATGAAGGTTCAATTGATTTGTACCTTGACGAATGGAAAGCAATTTGTAAGAGTGCGCCAAATGGTGACCCACTTGCAATTGCGCCTTTCAATATCATAATTACATACGGAGTTAATAGAGCAACGGCAATTGTTGACACCTTACAAATGTGCGAATTTATGGAAGACCCACTATCGAGTTCGCAGGGTGACACAAAAATTGTTGTTACAATTCCGTTAGTTATCGGAGGAAAAGTATCTTTGTAAAAAAGATAACTTATGACAACTGAACAACTAAACGAAAAAGCACAAGCACTGGCATCTGAACTTGGTTTTAAAGTGCATCCATTACTATTCACAAATAGCGAGGGTCAACAGATTGTTGGGTTCTTGCGTGAGCCGACAAGGTCAGCAAAGTTGAGTGCAATGGATGATATGATGAAGTCGCCAAGTCAAGCAGGTGAAACAATCTTAAACGCTTGTTTATTAGTGGAGCATTCAGACCCACGTATTTTGAGCGACGACGATGTTTATGTAAGTGCTACAATGGACTGCTTAAGTATTTTAAAAGTTTATCAAAACGATTTAAAAAAAAAATAGCGTCCTTCCGAATTGACGACCAAAGCCCTGCACTCTTACAAATGGAGAGCAGGGTTTTGTTTTATACGGGTATAGCACCCGAAACAATGACCGATGACCAACTTATTCAAAACCACGAGCGAATTATGTTTGCTCTTAAAGAACGAGGCGAAGCCAAATGAGTGATGTAATACAATACATATTAAAGTTGAAAGACGAAATGTCGAGTAAACTAAAGGACATCGAAAAAGATTCCGACAATTTAAATAGCACCCTTAAAAATTTGGGGGGTGCAGTTGCCACTTACTTTGCAGTTGACGCAATTGTCGGCTTTGGTAAGGCATCCTTTAAAGCGTTTGAAGAAGCCGAACAAAACGCAACCAAACTTGCAATGGCAGTAAAAAATGTCGGGGGGTCATCAAGTGAACTTGAGGCGTTAATGAAACAATCGGAAGACCTGCAAAAGAAAGGTATTTTTTCAGACGATGCGACTCAACAAATACAAACACAAGCGTTGCAGTTTGGACTTACGGCAAAGCAAGTGCAAACACTCACTCCCGTTGTGGAGGACTTTGCAAGTGCTACGGGTCAAAGTGTAGATAGTGCAATGCAAAGTGTCTTGACGGGTACAAACGGAATGATGCGAGGACTCAAAGCGTATGGGTTAAACTTGCAGGACACTGGCGACAAGTCAAAGAACTTGCAAATGATAATGGACGCTCTCGGCAAAAAGTTTGAAGGGACGAACGAGTTAATTGCATCAACTACAACGGCAGGGCAACTTGCACAATTAACAAACCAAGTTGACGACCTGCAGGAGTCAATTGGTGGGGAGTTAAACAAAGGACTCTTAATGGTTTTACCATCCATTAAAAACTTTGTCGTTGCGTTAGGTGATGGCGTTAAATGGTTAACCGAAAACAAAACGTTAATTGCAGGGATAGCAATTGCAATTGTAGCATATAACATTCAAACAATTATTGCAACTGCATCGACTTGGTTATTGCAGGGTGCTATGATGGCAATAAATGTAGTCGCAAACGCTAACCCGTATATGGTTATGGTAACGGCTTTAATATTATTAATTGCATACTTAAAAAATGCCTACGAAAAATCGGCAGTATTTAGGGCAAATGTCGATGGGTTAATTGCAGTGTTTAAATCATTCGCTCCGATATTAAAAGCAACTGGCGAGTTATTAGTAGGTGCTTTTACCTTTAACCCTGCAATGATAGGCAAAGGTATTGCCGACTTTAAAGAGGGTCTGAAAGAAGTTGCAAATATCAGTGGGACTTTTGAAAATGCAAAAAATAAAAGTTTGCAATTAAGCGCACAAAAAGAACTTGCAGACAAAGCCAAAGAAACAAAAACATCCACAACAAATGCAGTTAAAGTTGACAACACAACTGCAAAGTCAAGCAAGGCAGGTGCAGGTAGCAGTGCCAAAGTCACGGGGTCAAAGAATACAACTATTCAAATAACTATACAAAAGTTTATCGATGGGGGTATTAACATAAGCACAACGACATTAAAAGAGTCAGCAAGTGAAATGCAAACAATGGTTGCCAAAGCATTATTGAATGCAGTCAACGATGCACAACTTATAAACACACAATAAAATGGAAAACTATAACATCGATAAAAATCAAGCACCGATTGACGTATCAAAGGTGGGTGCTTATGCAGGTGGTATCATTATAAACAACGCCCTGCAAGGTTCACGTGTGCAACCTAATTTGTACAACGGCAGGATTGACCAAAATTACACACCCGATGAACCCGTTGCAGTGTCTATGTTAGGAACTCCCGTTTATTCAAATTTAGATATTCAAGGGGGTACTTACACCGACAACGACAACAATACCATTACCTACCCGAGCATCACGCTTGACGCAGTTTTATTTGTGGTGACGCAAAGCAAGAACATTGTCATCACTACCATACAAGGTCGCAATGGTTCGATTAAAGAATATATTGCAGACGATGATTATAACATCACTATCACTGGCATCATTGCAGGGGGTAACAACGTGTACCCAAAGAACGAAGTCATTGCACTTAAAAAAGTGCTTGACTCACCCGTTGCATTAAACGTGAACTCTTGGTTTTTAAATCAATTCGGTGTACATTCGTTTGTGGTTAAAGATTACAACTTCAACCAAGAAGCAGGGCGCAACTCACAACAATCGTTTAGCGTTTCGGCAATCAGTGATACACCCGTGATTTTACAAATACGATAATGTTAAGACCGAAAATTTTAATTATCATAAGCCAACAACCGACGACCGACTACCCGACAAGGAGCGACACGTTTATTTTGGACTTTGTCAATGACCTTGAAGTAAGTTCGTCGTGGAAAAACTTAACCGACACGGCAAAGTTTGTGATTCCGAAAAATATAATTTTCAAAACAAAAGACGGCAATTCGTACGACCTTTCGGGTAAGGGTAAAAACATTACGGCAGGAATTAACCCACCATTCATATTGAGGGGTGACCGAATAAGCATCGAAGCAGGATATTGGTTTTACGATGCAGAGGGCAACGAGCAACGCCCCCCGACAACGACAATATTCAACGGCTTTATTTCAAAGGTCAAAATTAAAATACCAATTGAAATTGAATGCGAGGACAATATGTGGTTATTGAAACAGACCACTGCACCAAACAAGGTGTTCAAAGGAACGCTTGAGGCAATGGTTAAGGAGTTAATCACACCACTGGGGTTTTCACTTGTTGACCACCCTCAAGGCATCACAACAAACGTGGGGGTTTTCAGAACGCAAGACGAAACAATAGGCGAGGTGCTTGACCGATTACGAAAGGACTTGAGAATAGAGTCGTGGTTCAGAGGTAACAACCTGCATTGCAGTTCGATTGTTTACTTTCCAAACGAGATTGCTGACCCTCAACAAGTGTTCGAGTTTCAAAGCAATATCATAGACGACTCACTCGACTATTCACGTATTGACGACATCACACTCGGAGCGAATGCCATAAGCGTGAACAAAGTTGAATTGACTGGCACGAATGCAGACGGCAAAAGCAAAACAAAAAGCAAACGACTTGAGGCATTTGTTGGCAAGAAAGGGGGTGAGGTGCGAACGCTTTACTTCTTTGATGTAACAAGCGAAGCAGAACTTAAAAAAATGGGCGAGGAACGTTTGCGTAGGTTTTATTATGAGGGGTATCGTGGCAAGTTTACGACTTTCGGTGAGCCGTTTGTTAAGCACGGGGACATTATCAAACTACGTGACAAGGTACTACCCGAAAGGGAAGGCGAATACTTTGTTAAGTCAGTGAATCGAAAGTTTGGAGTGAGTGATGGCTACCGACAAGAAATTGAAATCGATATACGTGCAGACGTATTTAACAAAAGCGAAATTGAACAAGGTTTATGAGCGACAAAAGGCAAATATCGGAAGCAATACAACGCTTGTCGGGTACGTTTATGCAGGACTCGGTCAAGTTATTCTTGGCGAGTGTGGATAGCGTCAACGAAGCAGAACGCACGTGCGATGTCACACCATTAACCGACAACTCAACGACATCATACCCAAGTGTTTTATTGATGGCTGAAAGTGACGACGGGGTTTTGATAGTGCCGACCATTGGCTCAAACGTTATTGGCAACGTGAGCAAAAGGGGGGTTGCCTACGTGTGTATGTTTAGCGAGGTCGACAAGGTGACGATTATAACCAAGACCTTAACGCAGTTCAACGATGGAACTTTTGGGGGGTTGGTTAAAGTGCAAGAACTGGTTGACAAAATCAATCGACTCGAGAATACATTTAATAGTCACACCCACGTAGCAACTGCATTAAATACACCAACAACACCACCTGCAACACCCATTGCACCCATCACAACAAAAATGGATATTGAAAACGATAAAATTATACACGGCAAATGACACAATTCAACGACATACAAACAGACCAAACTACGAACGACTTATTTTATAATTCATTCACGGGCGATTTTAATATTGTGGCAAGTGACCAAGCGCACATTGGCGACATCATTCAATCGTTTATGGGTGACTGGAAGCAATACCCGATGGTCGGGGTGGGCGTAAGTGCCTACTTAAATTCAGCAGGTCAGCAACAACGTTTAGTGCGTGAGTTAATAATTCAACTTAAAGCAGACGGCTACATTGTAGACAACCCACAAGTTAAGATACAAGACGGCAATATCACTATAAACCCGAACGCTTACCGACAATGATAAACACACTTAACACGACACCCGTAAGTTTAAACTCGCAGGACGTCAAGCCGACATCGTTATATGGTCGTTACTTTTGTTTAACGGGGCAAAGCGTCTACGATGTTTGTTTGCAGTTATATGGAACGCTTGACGAACTTATGAACCTAATCGTTCAAAACAACTTTAGTGGCTTAAATGATAGCCAAATACAAGGTCGTCAAGTTATATTTGAGTTGGTAAAACGGCAGGACTCTTTACTTGGAAAGTACAACTTTCAAAACAATATAAACTATGCTACTATTTACGTCAAACCCATTCCCGAACCTATCAGTTTTGAGTTACGTGAGGATGGTGGTTTTGAGTTGCGTGAGGATGGTAGTTATGAATTAAGAAACTAAAAAAATGGCTGACTTAAAAGTATCACAAGAGAATGATTTAGGACTGGCAGGTATTGACGGCTCGGTTGAATATCGTGTTGTCAAAGCAGGTTCGACATACAAACAAAATTACGAGGACTTACTTACGTGGATAGGTAACAACGTTACACCAACGACACCCGACTTGCAAGAAGTATTGACGGCAGGTAACACTACAACTAACAATAATTTTTATGTTGGTTTAGTGAGTGGAGGACAAACGGGTAGTAGTAATGTCGGTATTGGTGTCGGTGCTTTAGCAGGTGTAGGTGGTGGTGGTGCAGTTGGTTATTCTGTTGGTATTGGTGAGTACGCAGGTCAATCAGATAGTTTTAACGGAGTTGCTATCGGTTACTATGCAGGACAAAATATGGCTAATGGTTCAATAGGAATTACTGCAATAGGTCAAAATGCTTTTAGAACTGCGAAGTCAAGTAATGGTATTGCAATAGGTCAAAGTGCAGGTTATGGTCAACAAAACGTAGGCACGGGTAACCCAACTTATGACACGATAAGCATAGGTGTAGATGCAGGGCGAACGGCACAAGGTGACTATGCAATTTTTATTGGGACGGGTGCAGGTTATGGTGCAACGGATAGTTATAATATTGGCATCGGTTACCAATCAAATTTTGATAGTCGAGGGGCAAACACAAACGCAATAGGTTTGTATGCAAGTTATAGTAATCAAGGCGACAACGTTAATGCTATTGGTGAGCGTGCAGGTAATTATAACACTGGCAATGAATGTTTTTTTGCAGGTACTTACGCAGGTTTCGATACGGGTTTTAATCAACCAAATACTGGCAATAGTGTTATTGCTATCGGTAATCAAAGCGCAGGTGCAAATAGTGGCAATAATGTGATTGCTTTGGGCGACTTTGCAGGATATTATAATTTCGGTATTGAGGTCGTAGGTCTTGGTTTAAACGCTTTAAGCGAAAACGGGGGCGACTACAACGTAGGTATCGGTTCAAATGCTTTGTCGCAATGTTCAGCACCTTATAGCGTGGGTATTGGTTACAATGCAGGGTACATAAATAGTGGCGAGAATTGTGTGTTTTTAGGCGCAAGTGCAGGGGACTCAAATCAAGGTAACTTTGTAGTTGCACTTGGTAATTCAGCAGGACAAAGTAACCAAAGTAACAACGCTTTTATTATAAGCAATCAATCATTAAGGTCATTCCCCGATAAAGCAACGGCTGACTCATTTTATGCAAGTGAAACACTTGCAACTGGATGTACTTATCTTTATTATGATGATGCAACCAATACAATACAAGTTTATAGAACGTAAAAAAAAATATGAAAATAGAACTTAATCAAGCAACCGAAGTGGTGGTTGTTACCGAGAAAAAAATAAGCGTAAACGAGATTACAATTAACGAATTAATTGACTTACCTACACGCAAAATGGTAGTTGCAAAGACAAAAGAAGTTGGTTCAATTGTGCTTTGGAAAGACAACGACTACGACGCAATAGGTCAGTGGACTGACTCGGATGTTATCGCACGAATAAGTGAACTATACAATGCTTAACAATAATGTTAAGGGTCTTGAGTGTAAACGCCAATCTCAAAGAGATGGCTTTATATCATTTTTACAAAATGCCAATTGCCGTGGAGTTGGTTGTCATCAATTTTGCTGACGTTGACTACGTAATTGACACCTTACATTTAGAGTTAAACATTAAGAATATTAAAGTAGGCAACTGCGTAAAAACGGACGACATCAAAGTCCCACCGAAAGGCGACAAAATAATTACCTGCAATATCATTATTGATGTCGAGAACGTAGGCATCGAAGTGCAAACTTTGATGGAACTATTTACTACTAAAAAAAGTGAAGCAAAAATACGTTTGACTGGGTGGTATCATTCACAAATTGGCAAGGTTATAATTAATGAAAAACTTTGACCAAATAATTAAGGGGTTTCACCCAAAACCGATTGACTATGGTGAGGCGCAATTCATAACTTTATGTTATGGCAACCATCAATATAATTGTAGGCATCATATCAATCGTTAAGTTAATTCTTGAAATAACGAAATTGATTTATGAAAATAGGAAAGTATCTGACCTTAAATGACCTTACCAATTCAGCAACTGCAACAAGGTATGGTATTGACAACACCCCACCCAAAGAGGCAATTGATAACTTGACAAATATTGTCAAATTTGTATATGATAAGTTGAGCGACAATATAAGTGGGGTTCACGTTTCAAGTGGTTACCGAAGCATTAAACTAAATAAAAAAATTGGTGGGTCAGCAACAAGTCAGCACTGCAAAGGCGAGGCACTTGACCTTGTAATGACTGGCAAAGGTTCAAATACCAACGCCTCAATTTTTAATTACATCCTCCACAATTTAGAGTTCGACCAATTGATATGGGAATTTGGTACTAAAGTGCAACCCCAATGGGTACACGTATCGTATAAGACAACGGGCAATCGTAAGGTCGTTCTTAAAGCAATTAAAGAGAACGGGAAAACAAAGTACGTGCCTTATAAAAAATGACGATAAAACTATCTAATTGGTCAAAGCGTGGTTGCAAGTGGCTCAACAATTTAAGTTACGCAGTTCTTGGGACTGCATTGTTTGTGATGGCAGGGGACTCGGTAGGGTTCAACCCCGAATGGTTAACAGACCAAACAAAGCAAATAATCGGTATTACTGCAATCGTTTTCAAGTTCATAGAAAAGTTGACTGCAAATGAGAAAAACAACTGACTTGTTATTTTTGGCTTTAATAGTTATCGCATTCGTAGTTGGGTGCAATTGGAACAAGCCAAAGCAAAAACCAACGGCACAAGCACCTGCAACGATTGTTGACTCGGTCACCATCTACGTTGAAAAGCACGACACTATTTTCTTGCCCGTTCCCGTCAAAACAAAACCGATGCGCACGTTAATTCAGCAGGGCGTTAAATACATCGAAGTTGTTAAGGACTCATTTATACCTTGTGACGATTCGCTCCGAACCTATAACTATCTGAATAAGGACTCGAGCGTAAACGTTCAAACCTACGTGCAGGGGCGTTTAATTCGGCAGGTCGTAAACTCACGCACACCATCGACTACAATAAAGGTCGACAAAACCCCGTCCTTTACGTTATACGGCAACGTTTATGTTTCGCCTATCAGTATAACTCCGTACGTGTCAATCGTGCGTCAGAAGTCAACGTTTGGGGTTGGGTATGATGTAATAAATAAAACGCCATCAATAACGTATGGCTTAAAATTATTTAGCAAATGAGTGAGTTAATTCTTTTGTTGGCTATTGAAACGTTTGTCGTGATGCTTTTATTCGAGTTCATTACGTCACTGCTGAAGCAAGAAGAACCACTCTCAAAAGAAGTGTATAAGTCCCTATTCATTGGGGTACTTATTGCTATAATCGTTTATATGTTCGTCAAATCGTAAGTAAAGTTTTTACCTACAAAGTCAATCAGTTACGTGTTTAATAGTAAAATAATTCAAAAATGAGTGTATGCACCTATTGTGGATATAGATATTCTCTATATCTTTGCCCTATCAATAACATATAAAACTATAACATTATGAAAAAGTCAAACATTCGCAAATTTTGGTCAATCCGTGAAACTGCAACAAGTTTCGTTTTTACTAACTCAATGAATTTTCACATTGAACTTAACAAAGTAACGGGCGCATTTATCACTGGCAACGTTTACGACAATGATGCAATGCGTAAGCAATTCAAACTATTAATGTCAGTAGCAAACGAATTAAAAAAATAAATCACACGGGGGGTGCAACGCCCCCCATTATAAACCCAAACACAACAATCACTATGGCAACGACAATCACTACAATGACAATTGCAGACGCAAAAGAATGCGTTAAGTACGGCGCAAAAATTACGCACGAACTATGGAGCGAAAACGAGTTTATCACTCGCCATTGGCGAACGGGTTACTTGACAAACGAAGTCGGGCAACTACTACCTGCTGAACGCTTTTGGGCGCACTTTCAAGAAAACGCTGAAATGCTTGAAAATGGTTTCAAATTATACACTGACGAAAGAATTTAATTTAATCAATCAACAACAACTACTACTATGGCAAATTTAAACCACACCAAAAAAGAATTGTCTTTAATGACAACCTACACGCTTGAAGAACGACTTGATTGCTTATGTTCGATGAAAGCAAAATTGTATGACTATCGTCACGTGATTAATGTTGAAGATGGCGAACCATTGACCGATATGGTTCAAAATGAAATCAACCTTATCTGCGAGATACTTGAAGAACGTGAGTTGCTACACTATTAATTTTTTTATTTAAAACTATATAGCATATAAAAATAATATCTATATTTGCAACTTAACAATAACAAACACTATGGAACAACTCGTTAAAAACTTAATCTATCTACTGGCAACTAAAGTGTTGCCAAACATTGCGACCATTCGCAGAATTATTTACGGCTCAATTGCAACCATTACAATGGCTTTATTTATTTACATAGCCGTTTATGTCGAAATGGTTTCAAGCATTAAGGCAATCATTAACCTGCCTATCTTATTCGTTGCCCTATTCTTTGGCGCAACGACAATGACAAACTGCTCACTGCGTTGGGCGTACACCGAATTATTTAACCCTAATAATAACAATGAAAAAAACAATTAAACAAACCCCGACAATCTCGGTCATTATTGACAAGTCGCTACGTGACCGAGCAAAAGCACTTCTTAAAAAAGACAAGCGCACAATGACTCACTTAATTCACGAAACACTCACAAACTATGTCAGTTCTAAATCTCATAAAGCAAGGCAACAAAGTGTTGGCTAAATTCAAAGCACTAACCAAAGCACCCGAGTCAATTAAACTGGACGAACACGAATATTACTTAATTGACGAAGAGCAGTGCGTTGGTTCAACAAACGCCACCTACATCAATAACTTTATTCGCATCGACAAACGTTCGTATCGCAAAGGCAAAAGTTACGAAACCAAAAACAACAATTACATTAACCCAAATTTATAACAATGGCAAAAACAACAACAACGAACTACGAGGTCAATACGACTCCCGTGTTCCACACCGAGTCCTTTTGGACATCCACAACCACTGCAATGATTAACGCATCGATGGTTGAATTTAACAAGTTAAACTTGGCAATCGCAAAGAACGGCAGGGTTAACATTAACGCTCAAACGCAACGTTCGTACATTAAACTTGACGACATTATGAATGCCGTACGTCCTGCACTGGCAAACAATGGTTGTTATATTGAGCAACACCTTGCAGGGGATAGCGTTATCACACGCATCGTTCACGAAAGTGGCGAATACATTGCATCGAAGTTGACATACCAAGCAATGGATGGAAGCGCAAACGCATTGCAAAAAATGGGTGGAGGACTGACGTACTTACGCAGGTATGCCGTAAGTTCAATTTGTAACATTGTTGCAGACGAAGATTCAGACGGGGAAGGTGTCGACACTATCGGACGCAAAGGTTCAGCACCTACTTATTCAGCACCTGCACCGACAAGCGCACCACGACCTACACCTGCAAAAGCATCGACACCTGCACCTGCACCTGCACCTGCTACCGAAAAGGCGTGGCTTAATGCACTGGACAAGTCGGGCAACGTAACGCAGAACGGCAAAGACGCAAAGTTCCATATCGATAATGGTGGCGACTTGAACGAAATATTTACACGTTACAAAGTCAACCAAAAAGAAAAGGAACTATTGCAAACGTGGGCTATGGAGTACCAACAAGAAAGTGCTTACCAAATGACATTGCAACAACAACACGATAACAACGAACCCCCATTCTAACCAATTACAACAACTAAAAAAATGAAAGAACTTCAATTAATTAACTGGCAACCCAACAAAACCGAAATCGAACGAGTTGCAACCGAAATGGTGCAAGGCATTATTGACGGCAACGTACAAACTGAAAAGGCACTATTGACCATCCGAGCAGTTCGGGTGGCAATGGAAAGTGCAGAGGACAAAATCAAAGAGCAGGTAATTGACGAACTGCATAAGCGTGGCAAAGAGGGGTTTGATATGTACGGGGCAAAGGTGACCTTAAAAGAGTTGGGCGTTAAGTATGACTTCAACAACTGCCTTGATGCTGAATGGCACAACCTTGACGAATCAATCAAACGTTTGACGGAGTTACGCAAGGAGCGTGAAAACTTTTTGAAGTCGCTGACTAAACGCACCACCATTGTTGACGAAAGCACTGGCGAAGTTGTACAAATCAACCCACCAATTCGCACAAGCACGACATCCTATACAATTACCTTTGCAAAATAAAAAAGTTTTACTTAAATTTACAACGCTCAAATACATAGATTATGCTTAAGATTATACACCCCACTCCCCGACTACGTGCGCCTTTATCTATGGGCGAGAGCCACGTATTTAGGGGGGTGGGGTTTTTATATGTATGGAACAAGGTTGGGTAAAAATACACCGAAGCATCGTGGACAAAGGATGGTTCAACGATAGCCACGCAGTTCATTTGTGGATGTACTTAATTTTAAAAGCAAGTCATTCAAAAAGGGAAGTGCTTTGGAATGGTAAAATAATTTACATTAATGCAGGTCAATTTATTACGGGGCGCAAAAAAATGAGTGCTGACACTGGCATCCAAGAAAGCAAAATCGAACGTTTGTTGAAGTTGTTTGAAAGTGAACAACAAATTGAACAACAAATGACCAACACAAGTCGCTTAATATCAATCATTAACTACGTTAAATTCCAAACAAGTGAACAACAAGTTGAACAACGAATGAACAACAAACGAACAACGGATGAACAACGAGTGAACACTAAACAAGAATTAAAGAATTTAAAAAATAAAGAATTAAAGAATGATTTAAATATCCCTGCAAATGCAGGGGGTGATGTTAATAGTTTTGATGGTTTTGATTTAAACGATTTAAAGAACGAAAACGAGGGGGGTGGGGGCGAAGTACCAAACGCAAAAGAAAGTGCGCCAAAACGAACGGCAACCCCTAAAAAAGAAAAGCAAACCAACACCGACCCTGCGTTTAAAGAGTGTATGCAAATTTATGCTGACTTTTACGTTCAGTTTGACCGACCCCTACGCATCACACCTGCTGACGCTAAAGGACTCAAAGAAATTCTTAACTACATTAGCACAATGCCGAACGTCAAAGACGGCAAAAGCAAAGTGTCGGATGCTTTCAAGTTCATACTTGACAACTGGCACAAACTTGACAAGTGGCAACAAACACAAACCGAACTGCGTCAAATTAATTCACGGATAACAAACATAATTCAACAACTCAAAAACAACTATGGACAAGCAAAATCAACTCACCCACACGAGCAAGAACTCCACGATTACATTGCCAATTTGCGAAAAGGAATGGCAAACGGCTAACGCCTACGAAAGCGTTGCAACAATGGTACGGGAGTGCATTAACACCAACGAGTTAACTATTGGCGCAATTGCACGAAACGACAACCAACAATTTATTGTGGCTACCATTGGCGAGAGCGTTGCATTTTATAACTCGATGCTACCAACGGGCAAAGCGTTAAGCGTTGCAGGGGTTATGAATATCGCATCGACATTTGCAGAACACCCCGACCTGCGACACCTTAAATTGTCAGAACTAAAAACTTTTTTTGCGATGGCGTTCAAGCAACAAAAGTTTGGCAAGTTATATGGGGGGTTCGGTTACGATACCCTGCTTGACTGGTTTAATCAGTTCAACGAGCAACGTCTTGAACGCACCATCGACTACCGAGAAAATGAACACCATCAAAACACGACCTTTGAAAAACAACGCAGGACACGAAGCGAGGGGGATGCGTTCGGGTCGATTGGTTCAGTAATTAAAGGGGGGCAAAATGGCGAATAAAAAACAAACATCAATCGAGTGGTTGTTTACACAATTACCAACCATAGACAAAAACGACCCTTATTATAAAGACATTTTTAACACTGCTAAACAACTGCACAAATATGAAATACAACGAGCATATATGTCAAGCACAATCAATCGTTTTGAGTCAGAAGTGCAAGGGGTTGAACCTATTTATTGCGAAGAATATTACAACTTAACATACGGAGGTAACAATGAACAACGGAACGATTAAACAATTAAGCACTGGCGAATCGGTTGTGTTTCACACCTATTCAAATGAACACGGGCAACAAGTGACGCAACTACTTTCAATACACCCGTACTTTAAAAATTACACCTATCAAGTTAACGACACGCTCAATTTTGAATATGCAATGGAGTGCGAGGTACACTACCCACAAACCTGCACTTGCGAACGAGTGCGACTTTATGCGCTACCCATTCTCGAAATGACCAAAGAACGCAGGTCGTTTTTGAAACGTGTCATTCAATACTTCAAAACCCTATGAACGTTTTATCTTTATTTGATGGCATAAGTTGTGGGCAGTTAGCACTACAACGTGCAGGTGTAAAAGTTGACAACTATTATGCAAGTGAGGTTGACAAGTACGCTATCCAAATAACAAAGGCAAACTTCCCAAACACAATTGAACTGGGAAGCGTGACCGATATTGATTGCACTACCTTACCGAAAATTGACCTGCTAATCGGTGGCTCACCTTGTCAGTCGTTTAGTTTTGCAGGTCGTCAAAAAGGAATGGCAACAATTGACAACCAAGAAGTGTTGACCCTTGACCATTACCTTGAACTCAAAGCAAACAACTACGAGTTCGATGGTGAGTCGTTTTTATTTTGGGAATTTATGCGAATACTTACCGAAATTAAACCGACCTACTTCTTGCTTGAGAACGTAGTGATGGAAGAAAAATGGGTTAAGGTAATAAGCAAAGCACTTGGGGTGCATCCTATTAAAATATGCAGTTCACTTGTCAGCGCACAAAATCGCAAACGACTATATTGGTCAAACATCGGTATGCAACCGACTGGCTTATTTGGTGACTTGTTCAGCGTAGTGCAAGAACCAAAAGACAAAGGCATATTTTTAAAGGACATTCTCGAGGACAAGGTCGACATCAAGTACTTTATTAGCGACAAAATGATTGAGTCATTTATCGAACATAAAGAACGTCACTATGAAAAAGGTACGGGGTTCGGGTTTGAACCAAAGACCCCCAACGACAAAGGGAATTGTTTACGCACGAACCCTGCCATTTGCCCAACCGATAACATCATAATGGATGTCGATTGCAAATACGGGTTTCACACGTGTGGCAATTACTACTATGACCTTTGCGAGTCGTGTGACGATGGCGACAATTACGAATACCTGCAACGTGCAGACGGCAAGTCGAATTATCGTAGGTTGACACCTATTGAAGCAGAACGACTGCAAACATTACCCGACAACTATACGGCACACGTAAGCGACTCACAACGTTACAAGTGCATTGGCAATGGTTGGACTATTGACGTAATCACTCACTTATTAAATTATTTACCAAATGAAAATTGACAAAAGCATTAACATTCAAGAACTGGTTGGCAAATATGTAAACCAAGTTTTATGGTCAGACGTTAACCCCATCGGCAAAATTATAGGGACACGTGGCAAAAATATTTTGATTTTAAAGAAAGTAATCGAAGACCAACAATTGACAAAACTTGAGTACGAGGTCGGGGGGTTTTCAGCGCACTGCTCAAACCAATATGCTCAAAAGTGGACGTTCAAAGAACTGGACGAAACAATCGAGTTGAAATATTCAAACAATGTTTTTGAGTTAAAAAGTATTGACGACTACCCACGAAAGTTTTACGATTATAATTTTTAACTATGAATAACTTTAATAAGTTCAACAAACTTGTCTTTACAATTTCATTAACTTTATTATTCTTAACGCTTATTTTAATC